CGATGCCTGTATAAACAAGAGCTAGCTGCGCCGCGCTGGTAGATTCAAAACGTGTGCGCTCGCCTTCGTCGGTTGTAGTGCCAACAAGCTCGACGGCAAGGCTGATAAGTAAGGAAAAATCATGGCACAAGCGAATTACACCCCGATCCAGCTTTACTACAGCAGCACAGCGCTTGCGGTGCCAGTTGCGGGCAACCTTACAAGCGGCGAGTTGGCCCTCAACATCACTGACGGCAAGCTGTACTTCAAGAACGCTTCCAATGTGGTGACTTTGCTGGCTTCGGCCACGTCGACCTTCGGTGATGTCGTTGGCCCGGCGTCTGCGACAAACAACAATTTGGCCGCGTTTGATGGCGTTACAGGCAAGTTGATCAAACAGGCCGCAACGGTCACAGTGGCCCAGGGCGGGACTGGTCAAACGAGCTACACAGATGGTCAGTTGCTGATTGGGAATACAACGGGCAACACCCTGGCCAAAGCCACTCTGACTGCTGGCTCTGGCATCACCATCACCAACGGAAGCGGCTCAATAACGATTGCAGCCACGGGTGGCGGGGGTGGCGTCACCAGCGTCACTGGAACGTCTCCAGTGGTCTCTAGCGGCGGCACAACGCCCGCAATCAGCCTTGCTGCCGGGTATGGTGACACGCTGAACCCTTATGCCAGCAAGACGGCCAATTTTGTCCTTATTGCTCCCAACGGATCTGCTGGCGTTCCCACGTTCCGAGCGTTTGTCTCTGCCGACCTGAGCGAGACCTTGACAGTGGCCAAAGGCGGCACTGGATTGAGCACTTACACCGCCAACGGCGTGCTGTATGCGTCTGCTGCCGGAACGCTTGCGAACGGCACTGGCTTGACCTTTGCCAGTGGGAATTTGGGTCTTGGGGTGGCGTCTCCGTTTTACAAGTTTGACGTAGAGACAACATCGGGCGGGGTGACGCCGTATATTGCCAGCTTTAGAAACTCCAGCACTTCTACCTCCCAGGCCAACATTATTCAAATCACGCAAGCGGCATCTGGCTCGGCCACTGGCTACATTGGCACAGGCGGGTCAGCATATTCAGACGCCTCATTCCAAAACAACTTTGTTGTAGGCACGCTGACTTCCAACCCGCTTGTTTTTAACACCAGCGGCGTTGAACGCGCTCGGATTGACATTCTGGGTAACTTGATCCAACGAGTCAACACCACCGCCGCCACACTGACGGCAAACTCAACATTGACTTTCAGCCTCGTGGACAACTCCACGCTTCGCATTTCCGTTCGTGGATCTGATGGGACCACACGCACCGCGACTGTTGCTTTGACTTAATGCCATGATTGACGTAACCAAAGCAATTGGAGCCGTCGCAGCCAGTGTTGCGGCACTTGGCGGCAGCTACACCTTGGCTGACAAGTTTGGTTGGTTTGACCGGGCCATCATTGAGTGGTCGCCGGAGAACTTCAAGATCACCGCAGAAGCTGGAAAGCCGATCAACGTCACGGTTGCGCGGATCAAGAAGCGGGACGACTGCTCTGTTGAGAGTTTTACGCCCAGCATCCGTGACGCAGCGGGGATGGTCCATGCGGCAACGACCACGGCAAGCAAGTTCAGCGGCCCAGCAGGGCCAGAGATTGACACCTTCACCTACCAATTGACGATGGTGCAGAAAGAGAAAATTGCTGATGGCAAGGCCACCCTGCTTGCAACGATCAAGTACAAATGCCCAGAGGGTGAGCGCGTTGTTCAGTACCCGCGCCACCCTAATTTAAGTTTTGACCTGAAGGGGTAACCATGATTCCAATTGTTGCGTCACTGCTTGGTACGTTGGCCCAGAACGGTCTGGGCCTTTTGTCATCTGCCATTCAAGCCAAGGGCAAGCAGGTGGTCGAGGAAAAGCTCGGCATCAAGATCTCCGACGACCCCAGCCCGGAGGAGGTCAGCAAGTTGCGCCAACTCCAGTACGACCATGAAGAGCGGCTGCTTGAGTTGGGCATTGAAAAAGCCCGCCTGGAGCAGGAGGAACTCAAGGCACTGCTGGCGGCTCAGGCAAACCAAGAAAACAACATCAGCGACCGCTGGAAGGCTGACATGTCCTCCGACTCTTGGTTGTCCAAGAACATCCGCCCAGGCACGCTGATCTATCTTTTGACGGCCTATGTGGTCTTTGCCGGTCTGAGTGCTGCTGGCATTCAGGTGGAAGAGTCCTACGTCGCCCTGTTGGGCCAGTGGGGCATGCTGGTGATGACCGCCTACTTTGGTGGCCGCACCGTTGAGAAGGTCATGGAGATGCGGAAGGGGGGCGACAAATGAGCCTAAGCCAAGAACAAGCCGCGTTCCTTCTGGACGCCTGCAAGCTGATCCAATATGCCACAGGACAGGGCTGGATGGTCACAGGAGGCGAGTTATCACGTACCCCTGAGCAACAGGCCATCTACGTCAAGACGGGCCGTTCCAAGACCTTAAATTCGATCCACCTCAAGCGCTGCGCCATCGACTTGAACTTCTTCAAGGACGGGAAGATAATCTGGGACAAGCAAATGCTTGCGCCTCTTGGGGAATATTGGGAGTCTCTGCACCCCAAAAATCGCTGGGGCGGCAACTTTAAGTCGCTGGTGGACTGCCCGCACTTTGAGCGCAACGTCGGATAACGGAGAACAAAATGACAGTCGCAGCCGTAATGACGTATGACTCGCTGGTTGACGACATCCAGACTTATTTGGAGCGTACCGACCAAGCCACGCTTGACAAGATCCCCCAGTTCATCATGCTGGCGGAGCAGATCATTGCGTCTGAGATTAAATTCCTCGGCAACTTGGTGGTGGTCACAAGCAACATGGTTCAGGCCGAAAACGTCATTGCAAAGCCTGCAAGGTGGCGCAAGACGGTCTCAATGAACGTGACAGTGGCAGGCAGGCGTCAACCCGTGCTGCTGCGCACCTACGAGTACATCCGCGAGTATTGGCCAGACCCAGCGGCCCCCGAAGTGCCTTTGTACTTTTGCGACTACGACTATCAGCATTGGCTGATTGGCCCAACGCCTGATGTCGACTACTCCTATGAGGTGCTGTACTACGAGCGCGTCCAGCCTTTGGACTCATCAAACCAATCAAACTGGTTCACGCAGTACGCCCCACAGGCGCTGCTGTACGGCACGCTTTTGCAGGCCATGCCGTTCCTCAAGAACGACGAGCGCATGCCAATGTGGCAAAACAACTACGACCGAATTATTGAAGTCCTGAAGACAGAGAACGCTACTCGCGTTGCTGACCGTCAGGCGATTGCGAGGGATTCATGAGCTTCAACAGTCCATTCACCGGGCAGGTCATCCAGCCCACCGACGTATCGTATCGCAGCGTTGTTCTTGCGACCGACGAGACCTTGTCGTGGCCAATCAACGGCAGCGCGACAGACAACGCCGCAGCAAGGATCATGGACGTCGACTCGTTGTCGAGCGGCCTTGCGTTGTCCGGCGTGACCGTCACGGGCACTGGCGGCCAGTGCTCCTGCTCTGCAACCCTCAGCTTGTTTGTTGGACAGGCAATTGTTGTCACTGGTTCAAACTCTGGCAGCTCTTCCGGCATTGTGCCCGGCAACACCTACTACATCATTGCCACCAACACCACGAGCACGTTCACGCTGTCTGCGACCTTGGGCGGGCCTGCACTGGCCACCACCGCAGGAACAACCACTGGCCTGACGCTCACGCTGGACTCGTTCACTTTGGCCATGCCGCCAGCGAACCAAGCCTCTGTGGGTATTGATGCCCTGTTCCGGAACACTGGCTCCTACAGCTTCACCGTCACGGACTACGACGGCAATTCAATTGTTTCTGTCGCTGCCGGGGCGGCGAAGTACGTCTACTTGACCGAGAACAACGACACTGCTGGCAATTGGGAGGTGATCTCGTTTGGGGTTGGGTCGTCAAACGTCGACGCCTCCGCCCTTGCTGGGTACGGCCTGAAGGCCATCAGCAACACCCTGAACGCCGCGCACAACGTCAGCACCTTCTCGTCGAGCTACACGGCGATTGCCTCTGACCGGGCCTCGTCTTATGTGTGGACGGGCGGCGCTGGGACTTTGAATCTGACATCGGCCATTACACTGGGCAATGACTGGTTCATGCTGGTCCGAAATGGCGGCACAGGGACCCTTGCTGTCACGCCAAGCGGTGGCATTTTGATCAACGGCTCGGCAAGTATTTCCTTGCAGCCCGCTGACTCTTGCGTGATCTGCTGCTCTGGCTCGGCATTCTTCACTGTGGGCTTGGGTCGAAGCACTCAATTCAACTTCACCCAGCTCACCAAGGCTGTGGTGTCTGGCAGCTACACCCTGAGCGCTTCAGAGGCGGCCAACACGATTCAAAAGTACACGGGCACGCTGACTGGCAACGTCACTGTGGTCCTGCCACAGACCGTGCAGGTGTACTACATCCCCAACCACACCAATGGCGGCGGCCCCGGCT